CACCAGACGTATTACCGTCTTTGAAATTACTTTTGCTTTCTCTTTATACAGGAGAACAACTGCCCTCTTCCAATTCGTAAAATGAAGAGGTTCATAAGAACTATTCAGAACCAGAACAGTCGAGTAGGGCTGAATCGAATTCATGAGTTCATATAGAATAACAGGCTCACTAGGAATCGAACCTAGAATAACGCTTTAGAAGAGCGTAGTTATATCCGTTTAACTATGAGCCCTTGTGAGACTCCATCATTATACCAGGTCTATCCGGTGGAGTCAAGGGCAAAGTTATTAGACATAGTAAGGTGCTCCAAAATAGAACACCCACCAGAATACCTCTGATTATTCCCCTACGATCAGACTGTACCATTCTTCACTCATTCCACTAATAATGTTTTCGGCACCATCTCTATCTGCTGTGTAACCCTCAGCAATAAGATGGTCTACTACTTGCTCATAATACTTGTTATGTTCTTGCAGTTCCTTAGGTGTAGGTTTCATTGTTACGAATTCTTTTCTTTATTTAGTTCAATAAAGGATTTAGCATCAATCACGACTAGTGGTTGCTTACCATTCTTTTTCATAACAACTATTGGTTCATAGTTCCCACAGTTTGCCTTTGCTTGATCATAAGCATCCCATATGTTCAGTTTCTCTACATTCTTGCATTCAACTGAGTATGGAAACTTTTCTCTTGCTGCTCTGGCCATCTGAACATCTTCACCACCAGCTCCCATAGAACAGGACTTGATGTCTTCTGGATGTATATCAAATGTTTCAATGAGTTGTTGTACTACCCATTTCTGTAAGTTCCTACCCTTTGCTTTCGCACTCTGAGGTTTCATCTATTCATAGTAGCTTTATATACTAGTTATCTATGAACCCCGACAGAGTTATTCTACAGAGATATTGGAGTCTTGTCAAGCCATAAAAAAAGAGTCCCTTAGGACTCTGTGCTCTTGTATGCGTCGTAACTGTCGTATTCGCCGAAGAGATATCTGTCTATCTCAGCAGCGTCTCTATACGCCTGTAGGGAGTCTCTCGTGGAAGTGAGTGGTGTTAGAGGTTCTATCTCTTCCATCTCCTCCCAGACCTTTCTGAGGTCAGAGTTTGAATCCTGCGAATGAGTCTTTTTTGACATCTTGTTTGATACCTCCAACGATATACGATTCAACCTCAGTCTCCTGTGGAGCAACCTGAAGACCCTTAGAGGAAATCCAGTGCTCAGTCCAGGGCAGTGGGTTATTTTTTGCTGGAATGTCGTAGATTGGTTTAAGACCAATAGATTTCATTCTACGGTTTGCAATCCATTCGACATACTGATGCAGTAGTTTATCGTTCAGACCGATCATAGATCCATCTCTGAACAGATACTCTGCCCATGCTTTCTCTTCATCAACTGTCTTACGGAACATATTAATTGTATGCTCCTGCTCTTCTCTAGCAATCTCTTCCATCTCTGGATCATCACCCTGCTTCCACTTGTTCAAAATATTTTGAGTCAGTGCAAGGTGCTGGTTCTCATCACGAGCAATCAGTGAGATAATCTTTGCAGAACCTTCCATAAGTTTCAGTTCACCGAATGCAAACGAACATGCAAACGAGACATAGAAACGAATACCCTCAAGGATATTGACGTTAGTAACTGCACGATATAGTTTACGCTTCAGTTCCTTACGTTCCACTTCCATATTGGGGGAGTCTTTCCAGTCAGTGCTCCACATACCACTCGCACCCCATCTCTGAGCAGCGTTGATAAAGTCGTCATACGCCTCTGTGACGCTCTTAGCACGTTCTATAATCTTCTCGTCATCCAAGATCTTATCAAAGACCTCAGAGGCATCTGGGTATACATTCTTGATGATATAGGTATAGGAACGACTATGGATCATCTCCATGAATCCCCATACTTCCATACATGCTTCAAGTTCAGGGAGGGAACAGTAAGGCATAAACGCCATACTAGGACCACGACCCTGAACTGAATCAAGAAGAATCTGATACTTAAGATTAGAAGTGAAGATGTGCTTCTGCTCTGGACGCAAGTTAGCATAATCTGCTCTGTCCTTCTGGAGAGAAACCTCTTCGGGTCTCCAGAAGTAACCTAACTGCTGCTGAGTTAGTTTATCAAAGATTGGATATTTGTAAAGATCATATCTCTGAACCCCCAAAGGTTTACCAAAAAACATTGGTTGCTTCTTGGTATCTACCTTTTCTGCATTGAAGACTGTCATGCCTTCCATATGATCTTTCTCCTTTGTAATAAATTTGTACTCTTTCATGTTAAATCTTGCAACTCTCGCAATCGTCTTCCTCCGCTGCTTCTAATTCTCCTACAAGATTATCTAGGGATTTGGAATCTTCAATGTTCTCATCAGACTTAAAGTCATAAGTGTTCTGATAGTAACTGGTCTTCCAACCATACTTGTATGTTCTTAATAGATCTTGTGCCATTTCAGAAACAGGAACCTCATTGTCAGCGTAGTTCTTAGGATTATAACTCCAATTGCCGCTGATTGCTTGGTCAAAGAACTTTTGCATCACAGAAACAACATTAATATACCCAGTGTTATCAAGCATGTCCCACAGAAGAGTATAATTGTTTTTAAGGTATTGAAAACCTGGAACAATTTGCTTAAGCGGTCCCTTCTTCGATTTCTTAATGGACAGATACCCTCTAGGTGGCTCGATTCCATTTGTTGCGTTTGACACAACGGAACTGCTTTCAGATGGCATCTGAGCAGACAGGGTGGAGTTCCGTAGACCTTTGTCCACAATATCTCTTCGTAATTCTTCCCAGTCATAATCGTATCCAGGATTAGAAATTTCGTCTACATCAGTCTTATATGTATCAATTGGAAGAAGTCCGTCAGCATATTTGGTGCGGAAGAAATAACCACAAGCACCCTTCTCTTCTGCAAGTTTGTTAGAAGACCTTAGGAGGTAGTATTGGAACGCCTCTGTGAGTCTGTGGATATCGTCCCAAGCGTCTTGTGAGTCATACTTGTGTCCGTTCTTTGCAAGATAATGTGCAAGACCAATGTAACCCACACCCAGAGACCTACGATTCTTGGTTGCAACTTCTGCTGCCTTGATAGGATACTGCTGATAATCAATCAGTTCATCCAGACCACGGACTGCAAGATCACAGAGTTCTTCTAGTTCAGTCAGTTTGTTGACCTTACCGATGTTAACTGCAGACAGGATGCACAAAGCAATCTCACCTTCACCATCAATGTGCTCTAATGGTTTGGTAGGCAGAGTGATTTCCTGACATAGGTTACTCATCTCAACCTTGTCTTTGAAGGAAGAGTGACTGTTACAGTGGTCGATGTTCATGATATAGATTCGACCAGTCTCTGCACGTTCCTTAAGCAGGTTCAGGAATAGTTCTTGTCCTCCGATAGTCTTTCTTGGAATAGACTCATCTCGTTCAAAAGCAGTATATAAATCATCGAACCCGTCAGTACCAAAGGAATCATACAAGCCCGGTACGTCATGCGGTGAGAACAGGCTAATTTCTGCATCCGTAATGAAACGTTCGTAGAAAATCTTTGAAAGTTGGATTGAGTAGTCAAGTTTCCTCACTCGATTGTCTTCTGTACCCTTGTTGTTCTTAAGAACTAGGATGTCTTCGATTTCTGTGTGCCAGATTGGGAAGTGGACTGTTGCGGAACCACCACGAATCCCATTCTGAGTGCAACATCGTACAGTTGATTCAAACTTTTTAAGGAACGGGACAACACCTGTGTGTTGTACTTCTCCACCTCTGATCTTACTGTTGATGCCACGGATTCTACCTGCGTTGATACCGATACCCGCCCTCTGTGCAACGTATCTGCCGATAGCCATATCAGAACTAAAGATGCTATCGAGGGAGTCATCAACATCAACAAGAACACAAGAAGCAAATTGTCGAAGTGGTGTTCGCACTCCTGCCATGATTGGCGTGGGGATGTTGATCTTGTGTCTTGAGATTGCATTATAATACCGATGTATGTAATCTAACCTAGTATCTTTAGGATACTTGGAGAATATAGTTGCAGAAATTAACATGTACATGTACTGAGGAGTCTCATATAACTCTCCAGAACTTCTGTCCTGCACTAGGTATTTATCCACAACCTGCCGCAATCCAGCATATGTGAAGGTCATATCTCGTTCATGGTCAATCCAAGAATCAATCTTATCCCACTCTTCATCTGTATATGAATCAGAGAGTTCCTGATCATAGATTCCTCTCTGAGCACCAATTACAAGATGCTCCTGTACATGAGGGAAACCCTTATTCCAATCATCACCAAATACCTGCTTATAGAGACCGAACAGAAGCAGTCTCGCAGCAACGAACTGGTAGTTAGGGTAATCTAAATCAATCAGGTCAGAAGCAGACCTTACAAGGATCTCCTGAATCTCTCCAGTGGTAATGCCATCATAGAACTGGATGCCAGATTGAATCTCTACCTGAGAGGCAGATACACCAGCAAGTCCTTCACATGCTTGCTCTACCATGATGTGGATCTTATCTAGATTCAGTGGTTCAACAGAACCGTTACGCTTTTGAACTTTTGTTCCGTTGGTCATACTTTTTTCCATCCGTTAAATTTTACTTTGGCATTGAGTCCGTGGTAGGTATTGGAACGTACCACTTCTTGTACATTGAGTCCCGCAAGAACCATATCATTCAGGTCCTTTTCTTTTATCTCTGGTTTCCAGATTACTACTTTATCTCCATGGTCGATTGTTCTGGAGATTCTGTCGCAGATTTGTTTGTTACGTGGTTCGTTATCAAAAACGTAAATATAATCGCTCCAACCAAGCGTCCTAATATCAACGTCGGACCCACACATAGCAACAGCATTTTTGATAAACGTGGAGTCGAAGGGTCCTTCAACAATGTAAATGGGTTCCGAATCATCAATTTTATCAAGTCCATAAATCTTTGGCGAGTCATCATTGAGCATTACAGTAATGTACCTAAGTTTGGACTTGGGGTTGAGTGCCCGTCCCTGGAACCCGAAGATTCCGTTCTTGTCTTTGAGTGGAATGATGATTCTAGATTCGTCATTCTCCTCATCATCAAACATCTGTTTTTGAGTATTAGTCCACTGTTTGAACCTTTCGCAGAAGTAAAACTCCCGCAATAGTTTGTCTGATATTTGTCTGTTTTGGAGGTAGATCTTTGCCGGGTGCAAATTATTTAGTTCCGAGATTCTTTGAAGATCAAAGTCCTTTTTCTTAAAGTGTGGTTTGCTACTAGGCATTACCGGGTTGGGTGTATTAGATGCTCTACCAGTCAATCCTGACTTGTATCGTTCCATCACATACTCATCATAGAGACCCACATCCTGGTCCTTCAGAAAG